TAAGTACTTAGCTTATAACCTAAAGACGAAAGACATAAGACATAAGATGTAAGACGAAATATAATTTCCATTTCCGGGATTATAAACTTCAGTATTCAGTATTTAGTATTCAGTATTCAGTATTCAGTATTCACAACAGACAACCGAGAACCCACAACAGCCTCAAATAAACCCATACATTCTAGCTTTTTGTAATAATTGTTTGTCTTCCCCATCTTCTACATCAAAAACTATTTTTTTCATCACTTCAACTCCACTTCACTTTCCGTTTCTATCCAAACCTTAGCCCCACAAGGTAGTGGTTTATCTGGTCTATAGACAACTTTTGAGTTTCCTTTGATAACTGCCTCGTGGGCATATTTATTATCTTTATAAGTTTTACAAGTTAAAACTGGATTTCTTTCCCCGGTTTTAGCATTTCGTTTTATGACATGTTGATTAACATGGATAACAGTTTTCATACCCTACTCCTATTCAAACTCCGAGGGAGTACTGTATAGGCGACCTGTAACATTATCATATCTGGCATTTCCTGCAGGTCCCGTATGTCCAGTAAACCTGTTCTTCAATACTGATATGCTAACTCTTTGCCTCTCAGCCTCGTCCTCCGAGTACTTATTTCTAGAAAATCCTATAATTTGAAAAGCTATCTGCTTTAAACTTCCAGAACCTTTTAGAGAATCTTCAGTTATAAAAGCACCTTCTTCAAAAGTTTTACCCCCACTTGTCTTCCTTAAATGAGAGACCACTCCAATCCAAACATTATGCTTTTTACATAACTTTAAAAGATCCGACATTGCCTTATCCATAGCCTCATTCACATTCCCGTCAACCTCACTAACTGCTATAGTTATATGGTCTAGGAATATAAATTTGCAACCGGATGCGGCCATAAATTCTATTTTATCCATAAGGGATGAATCACTTACTGACCCCTGATGGTCTAATAACAAGAGACGACCTGTCCCTGCTACCTCTTTCCAAGCATTTAAGCCTTCTTCCCCTGAGCGGTCAAATACGACATCTGGGAGGTTTATTCTCTTATCTAGGTGTACCCCCACTATGCCGTCTAAAGTCTCCCGTATGGACTCCTCAAGGGACACTACGCCAATTTGGTAGTCAGTGGTCATTATTAAATGGTAAATATCCTCTTTAACAAAGGTAGACTTACCAGAACCAGTACCTGCTGTAAAAATAGTAAGTTCACCAGTTCTTCTGCCATATGTCATTTTATTTACATTAGCAAAACAATCAGGGTATGGTACGGAATCCTCTCTTCTATCTTCATTGAATAAATCCCAAGTATCTGCAGAATTAACAATACCTGCAGGGGAGTACATCTCTGCATTCCATATTGATTTCTCTAACTCGTATGTCTTACCTGCAACCAAGTAATCAGACGGGTCTTTACCAAATCTACCTAAGACACCAATTTTAGCCTTACCTGTTCTGACCAACCTAGCACAAGATTTTGCTCCATCTTGTCCTGCTTCATCGTGGTCAAATAGAAATACAACCTCGTCAAAAGAATTCAGATAGGCTAGATTTGAAACAACCTGCTTGTACCCACCTTGGGCTCCATTGATAATTGAAACTACCGCCCACTCTTGACCCTTATCTTTCCAAACCTGTTGAATAGACATTGCATCTATAGCCCCTTCTGTAACAACAATCCTTTTGCAAGAACCGGGGGCGAACTTAGATTGTCCAAAGAATTCATCTTTATTTTTAACAGACCCAATAGCAAGAAACTTTTTATTCTCAAGATCTCTTCTCTCATAACCGACTATCTTACCTTTGTTGGTTACGGGGTAATAGTGATACTTAATAGTCTTACCATCTTCCTCTGAATATCCAACCCTTACATCGTAAAGTTCAGCTATCTCTTTTTTAATTTTGCGCTCACGAAACCCTCTAATTGGGTAATCCTTTATGTCGTCTATAGTCTCCATAGACACATGAAATTCTTTAGGGGTTGATTTTAAATCCTGACCTTTTTCCATATATATTCCTGTATCTTCACATCCGAAACAGAAATAGGTCATCTTATCACCATTATCGTACACGGCTTTGTTATCCCTAGAACCACAGGCTTCACAAGACTCATGTCTGATGAAGACACCCTCTTGGGTATTTTCTCTATGCTTCATTTCTCCTCCGTAGAAAAATAAATGAGAGGACTACGCTTTCACGGATAGGTAGTTTTAGCCCGAACCTCTCTTAAATTACTTAATAGTCACCATCTTCCTCAAAATCTAAATCTACATCATCTGCATCTTCTTTCTTATTAAATTCCGAGCCAGATTCCAAGTCACCAAACTCTGAACCTGCAGGGTCTGATTTCTCGTAAGGTATTAGATTGGTAATAAGAACATTCTTTAAACTCATAGACCTACCTTTTTGACCTTTATAGTCCCAGTCATAAGTATCAAATGATACGGTACCAGTAGAACCATTACCCACGATAACGCCAGTTAGCGGTTTAATAGTACCTTTCTCTGTTCTTGTGAAAACACCGGGGGGCATTAAATCCTTACCTGCAGATGTTTTCGCATTTTGCTTAAATGTGACTTTATACTGTCCAGTCTCATTACCATCTGCGTCCTCTACAGGTCGCAAAGTTCTAATGAAACCATTCTTCTTAAACTTCTCTGCTACTTTCTTATCAACATAAGCCGTAACAGACCACTGAAGTTTTTCAAAGTTTTCTTGTGGGTTGTTGGGGTCTAAAAAACACCAGTTCAATTCCACATTCTCAACTAAATTAGCCATTGGTTTCCTCCTTCTTGTCTAATTCATCTTCAAAACTAGGTAAGTCCCACATCTCTCCGACACTATGTCGTATCCAAAGTAGTCTACCCATTTCTAACATTACATCATTATAATCATCCCCGTAAGAATTTTTATAATGACCCCTGATGATATTCCAAGTATCTTGAATATCTTCATAATCACCTAAGATTTTCTTTGCTTTTACGGGGCCAATCTTAGGAACACCCTGTATATTATCAACCGGGTCACCTGCTAACATCTGGTATTGAAAATGTCTAATACCATCGTATTCAGTAACATAACTTGATTCTTCTCTCTTGAAATCATACTTTGCACCCGGAATAGTCCATAGATCTTTATCTATGGTGCAAATTATTGTATTCTCTTTATCATTAGTCTGGGCAATAGCCAATGTGTCATCAGCCTCTTCATCTTCAGATACCAATGCACCACACTCATCAACAAGATAATCTCTAACCTTTTGGTAATAGAATGGTTTATAACCTTTCCTGTTACCTTTGTATGGTTTTGTTATTGCGACCTCTTTTCTAAAATTAGTGTGCCCTGACAAATGCAATTCATAATCATCAGATTTTGTCTTCTTAACTAGACTCTTGATAAAGTCCGTTATAAAGTCAACACATTCTGACCAAGGTTCAATAACAATCTTTCCAGAAACTATGCTATATGGCGACTCTTCAGTCTCAGAAGCCTGTAATTTCCAAAGGGTGTTTATATCCTCTAGCCCATTCTGTGCGTGTCGCTTACTGTCATACTCTTGTAAAACCTCACCATCTTTATCTATAACATTATAGTAATTGGTTTGGCAATGGTTTGCTGACCAGTAAACAATAATATCAGCATCTATTAAAGCTTTCATTTTTCCTCCTTTATTTTTTTTAGTCTTTCAAATATCACCTTATTTATATAAAACACTGCCTTCTGCAAATCTTTTATAGGGTCATTTTTCTTATTAAATCTAACAAGATATTTAAAAGCACTCCCAATTGCAAAAGCCTCTAGACCATCGAGGTCTTTAGTTGTATCCTCAATAATGTCTAGGGCTTCTATTTTTCCCGAAGTATAATGTTTTGGACTATTTACTTCATCGTTCTTCATCCTCTTCCTCCAATTTCCTCAACTCCTCATCAGGATCAAACGCATCAGCATTTTCATTAAAATACCAAGTATCATCCTCTTCATCTGGGTCAGCCATAAAATGAATTAATTTATCTATTGCCTCAGGGTCTCCGGGCGACAACCCATACATTTCACACAATTCTGTAAATTCACTCGACATTTCTACTCTCCTATCCTCTATTAGATGTCATATAATTAAGAGATAATGTACTTGGATTTTGAAATTTCATCCATTTGTAAATCACCGTAATCAATTTCATCTTCAAGACCAAAGGATTCTACTGTAGCCCCAAGTTGGTCTTTTTCAAATATCTCTTGAAAAACCTCTTTAAATACATCAAGAAGTAGTTCTAAATTATCTGCACTTACTGAAAACTGGTCATGAATCATCATAAAGTTGATTACACCAAGTTCTGCTAGTCTGCAAATAACTAAAGTTAATAAAGATGCATCTTGAGAATGTACAAAATTGGCACTTATACCTCTCTCATGGTCAGTTTTCCTAGCCTCATCAAGGAAAATCTGATAACTCAACTTAACAGGTCTACTTCCAAACATACAATTTACTCTTTTAATAGAAGTTTTTGCATAGTTCTGGAAAGCAGTAAATCCTGTGGTTGTCTTCCAAGTAATCATTGGCTTGTTACCACTATTCTCTAAATATACACAAACACCTCTTTTCAAAAGGTCTTTAGCCTGTGTTTGTCTAGGGAATGCCAACCTGACACCATCAAAGATAGCAGTACCTATGTAAGCAGAATCATCATAAGTCATTTCTGACAATATATCATAACCGTGGTCACGCCTGTCTTCATAAGTTTGGTCTTGTATACAACCCTTACCTGCATCGTAGTAGTAAGACATGGTTGGTCTCTTGCAAAGTTTTCTCCAAGCCTTATCTCCTAAGTCTTCAAAACTTTTATAAGAGAAACCGTTATCAAGAACAGATCTAGCGATAACCATATAGGCATCTCCGATTTCCTTACTCGGATGTTGTACAACATTTGTCTCTTCAGCACCCGACCTGTCTCTAGTCATGGCGGATAAGATTTGTAGCCCCGAATTGGTCGCATCTAGACCTATAGGTAAATGACAAACATAATCATCCCTACCCATCTCTTCCAACTTCTTCCACTCTAAAACAGCAGATATTAATTGAAACTTGGTCTTCTTGTCACCACTGAACTGTCTCAGCCATTTAGAATTAAGAGGGTCTTCAGATGCCTCTAATATCTCAGGCATCCAAACATAAGTCCAAAGAACCCTGTCATCCATTGATATTTTATCCTCACCTGCACAATTTGCAGTGTGTATTGCTAAAGCCCTTTCAACATCTTCAGTCCAATATACTCCATGATTGAACATCAATAGACCCTTTGCTAAATCTGAACCCGTAGGTTCAAAATAGTTAACAATTGGATAAAACCTACCTCTACTGTCTAACTGGAAATCGTAGTGGAAAGCCTTATCACTCATTAGAGAGGCCATATCCATAACTCTATCAAACTCATACCTTTTGGAAGATGCTCTTACTATATCCAAAGCATCTGATGATTTATTCTTCATCCAACCAGAGGCTTTCCTCTTCTTATAGGTATTGCTCCTTCCATCTATTTGAGCAACTGTCAAACCTTTCTTTAAAAGTTGATGACTAACATTGTTCAAATACCACTTCTTTGCTTGTTTCCCTACAAATTCCGATGTTCTTTTGAAACTCAGAAGACTCTTCAAAGACTCGCTTACCTCATCACTATCCACAGTTTTAGGTATGAAAGGATGTTCATCTTTGTCGAAATCCTTGACAATTTCCAACAACTCTTCATTTACAGTGAAGGATGTTGACCCGTAAGAGTTCAAGGCATCGTAAACCTTTGGCATTCTCTTATACAGGTATTTTTTACTTAATTCTGGTGGCATCTTCTTGACTATTGGCACACCATTTTTGTATGGATGTGTCCAACCCTTGTACTCCTCTAGGGGTAAGTCAATTGGCGACACCTGTTTTATTTCTTGAAAATAATGAAAAAGTAAATTTCGCTCATCTTTAAAATCTAATCTATTCAATTTCATAACACCTTGTGACTCTGTTACTACTTGTGTGTAACCAAGAGACCCTAAGGAACCTAAGGCTTCTACTCCTGCTGAGATCATGGTAGCCTCTGCTTTTTGTGAAGTCCCAGATTTTAAATTGAATTGAGTATGTACATTCATTCTAGAAGCCAATGCAGATGCTGTTGATGTCAACGCTGTACCTTTTGACAATGCACTGATTGTAAAATCTAGAATATCCTCTGCAACTGTTCTTACACTGTCTGCACCGAGTAAAACTTTCTTAAATGCAGACTGCCGTCCCTTGCTTATCGTTTGGGACATATGATTTAATTGTGACGAGATTTGTAATAATAGTAATTCCCTCTTATCCATAAAACCTCCGTTTTTATATATCTAAGTTAATAACATCTTGTTTCGTTATCGTGAAATTAATTATTGAATCATCAGATGGTGACTCAAACATAATATCTCTTGTAAGTTGTTCAAATATTCCTTGTAAGCCTCTCGCTCCTGTATTCTCTAATATAGAACTCCTTGCAATTTCTTGTAATGCGCTTTTTGTAATTTTGAATTCGACCCCATCCTCTGCAAACATATGTTTGTACTGACTTACCAAGTTATTATTAATTTTTGACATAATATCGATTAGGTTAGATTCAGTAAGGGGGCTTAACGAGACCCTTGTTGGTAATCTACTCAACAATTCAGGGATTATACCAAATTTTTCAAAGTCATCGTGTACTACTTTCTTGTATATATCACTCTTGCTTAACTTCTCTTGGCTGCTTAAAAAACCAATCTTGTCTCCCACTCTTTCTCTTGAAATCACTATTTCCTCTATTTCAGTAAAAGCCCCTGCAACAATAAAAAGAACATCTGTGGTATCAAACATATAACTTTTCCTCTTGGCACTACTACCTCGGTAGTTAGAACCTACTTTAAATTCACCACCTTCAATAATTTTTAAAAGTGCTTGTTGTACACCCTCACCACTAGGGTCTTTACCAAATGCAGATCTGTGGGTACTAATTTTATCTACTTCGTCAATAATAACGACCCCACACTGTGCTTTTTCTATATTACCCTTGGCTTTCTGTACAAGTGAGTCCAATATGTCCTCTACATCGTTCCCAACATACCCTGCTTGGGTTAAACTATTTGCATCGGCAATAACAAATGGTAAGTTTAATTTCTTTGCTAATAATGAAGTTATGAAGGTTTTACCAACACCTGTACCTCCGATAAGAAGTATGTTATTTTTGTTAATAGCAACTCCTTCTCGCTTCAATTTAATTCTTTTAAAATGGTTGTACATTGCAACCGATAAAGTTTTCTTTGCCTCTGTTTGACCAACCGCATTTTCCTCTAAAAAATTGAATAGGGTTCTTGGTGTTGTTTCTTCTACTTCTCTACCACTGGCATCCTTTGTTTTTAAAATTGAGCCATCAGAGTCAACAGCATACCCAATATCGTCATTGTCTTCAAAATAAGAGTCTACTACATCAAGCGATTCTATGTAATCTTGTTCTTTCTTCAAATCTTCATAGAGGATCTTCCCTTTGTTGACATAGTTAATAAAAAGTTTAGGTGAGGCGGGTGCCACTACTGTCTGCAAACAAACCTCACACACTACTTTTTCATAATATTCAATTAACCTAAATATGTCTTTATCTAGTTTATTTCCTGTACAAATTGCACAAATACAATCTTTATTTTCCATTATGTTCCTTCTTTGCTTGATTAAACACCTCACTCACAGAGAAAGTCTCTTCTGTTTCAGCGTTAGTTATTGTTTCAGTTTCACCACATTCTTGGCAAAATTCTAACCAAAGTTCCCCTCCATTTAATACTAAATGGTTAGTGGGTATTCTTCCTTCACAAAAACAGCATTGGTCACTCATTGTTTCTTCTCCTCTTTATCATCCCA